AATGCAACCAGAGTTTGATGATGAAACTCCAATCAATCCTTTTGATTTCTGGCAGGGTGCAAACTTTAAGCTGAAGATTGTTAAGAAGGATGGGTTCTGGAACTATGATAAGTCTGAGTTTGATAAGGTAGTACCTTTACTAGATGATGATGATGCATTAGAAGCATTGTGGAAGAAGCAGTATTCTCTATCTGCTATTACCGCACCAGATCAGTTTAAGTCATATGAAGATTTGGAGAGACGATTAAAGACTGTCTTGGGACAGAAACCTGCTCAAGCTCCTAGACTGGATGAGGAAGTTGTATCTGAAGAAGAACGAGTTCCAGTAGCTGCTGCTCCTCCTGTAGCATCTGCTAGTTCAGATGAGGATGATGCTCTCAGTTACTTTCAAAAGTTAGCTGATAGTTGAAATATAATCAGATCTGCTTGACCCTCTTGGTCATAGCAGCATACATCAATCTATTTTTTAAATAGATTACTGATACAATTTAATATTTTCTCCTTTCTTCAAGGTGTCACTCACATACTGAGCGGCACCTTTTTTATATGGCATGATGTTATCTAAGTCATTGAAGATAACATTTAGATAATCTGGTTTTAATAAGTAGATATTTCTTTTATCATCTTCCTTTTTAATTTCATATTGATAATTAGTAACTGCTTGAGTCATCTTAGCTGCTGGAATAGTATGATAAGAATTATCATCATAGTATTCATAGTAGTATGCATTACCTGTTCCAACTGTTCCTTCTACAGTAAAGGTAACTTGTTCTGTACCTCCTATTTCTGGTTGCTTAACTTCGGGTATGGATGGTAATACATATGTAAATCTAATAACTACATCCCCCACTTTAAGAACAGATGTTATAGGGAACCTTCCATTATATACACTTGATGATACATTATTAATTAATACTTCTGATCCAACAACCAAGTCTTTAATACCATTATTCATGGTAATGGTTGCTATTTTAGATTCAGTTCCTGATATTTGATTTATTTTTGTATTGATTGCTTGAATATAATTTCCATTAGTTCTCCATGTCTTAGGAGTTTCTAATCCGCCTGGAAGTATAACTCCACCCTTAGAGTTTTTAATTTCTACAGTTTCATAATGATGGATGCCAGAATGTAATTTTTCATAGGTTCCATATTTTTCTAAGAGTACTTCATCTAATGATGTCTGGGGTAGTGGCCATTCAGACTGGATGTTTAATATATTATTAGATAAAAGAACTACCCAGTCCAATGAAGAGTCATCGTATTCTTTGAATGCTATGTTGTCTGGTCTTTCATCGCCAATTATTTTATACTTAGTAAAGAAACTTAGGTTTCCAAATATGTCAGGACGAATTTTACCCCTCTTAAATAAGTTTTTTATAGTAATATAGTTGGAAATATCTTGACTTCCTTTAGTCCTATTGACGTATTCAAAGTTTGGTACTTGTTTAAAATAAGAATTTGTCATGGTTAGAATCCCATATCGTTACTAGACATTTCAATATCCTCTGCGTATATTGGATTCAATTCTTGGAAGCTCAAGTTGCAAGTGTAGCTAGTCATAGAACCATCATCATATGTCATGTATGAACCATCAGGAGTGTATTGAACATTAAAAGTTGTAAGAGCACATAGTTTAATTTTATTTAAGAAGGGATGTTGATCTCCATTTTTAAATATGTATTTTAATTTGAATACATTAGGAGACTCTAAGAATAATTTTCCTTTTCTTTTAGGAGCCATTTGTTTCTTAAAGAACTTAATGATACTTCTAATTTCTTTTGCTTCTCTAGATTCTCTTGGTGTAAACTGATAATTATAATTAAAAGATCTTAGTCCTGGACCACTGAAGAGAAGTTCTAAGTTGGGATTCATTACCTTACCTGTAGTTCTGGTAAATACATTCTTTCCAGTAGCTTGTTCTGCAAAGTAAGCAGCAACTTCATCTGAACCAATACCACCAGGTCCAAAAAGAGTTTTCATTGCATCCTTTGATGCACCAGCTAGTCCTTTTGTTGCTTGGCTTAATCCTTCAGATGCTCCTTTTACAGCAGAACCTGATATGTTAGCCATTGCAGCATCAATTGCATTCAATGTGCCTTCATTCCAACTTACACTACTTGCGTCTGATAATCCAGGTTGCATAGGAAGATAGACACTTCCTACTGAAGCCATCTTTCTATCTTCTGCATCTTGTGTCATCCCATCTACACCACTAAATGAACTTGGTTTATATTCTTTAGCAGTTACTTGTAAGAAATCAAATTTCTTTCTATCTTTATTGAGAGGGTATCTTCCTACAAATTTACCTCCACCACCACTAGTAGATTTATTGTTAGCACTTGTATTGAGAGGGGTTGATTGCCATCTACTATTAGGATCTATAACGTCTGCAAAGCTTATATTAGGTGAACTTTTTCCTGTTGCTTTTTTAAATACATCTTTGTATATTGGGTCTGTTAAAGCAGTTCCCATCCATTGATCACTAGCCCCTAACTTACTTAAGAAATTAGAACCATAATCTAAATTATATATTTTTGCATAATCTATTTCATCTAATGCAGCATTATAATAACTACCTGCTACTTCTTTTTCTGTTTGAGTAAGATTCTTTCCAGTAGCAGTTCTAACTACAGTCGCACTAGTTTTATCTGTCTTAGTGACAAATGATTTTCCATCTAATAAGAATTCTTCGCTAGTAACTGTTGACATTAATATCTTTTTAGTTATTTAGTCTTAAAGTTTGCATAAGATAATGATCTTAGATAATCTATCTCATCATTCTGTATTATATGTAAGAATCCTACAAGTTCATTCCATGTATAGTTCCTTGATGTACCCCAGTGAAAGTTGATACCTTGGAATCCCCAATTTTTTACTTCAGTAACAGCAACTAATGGAAATTCATCATAAACACCAGGAGTCTTGGCATTATATACAAAAGTATAATAGTTACCTGGATTAGGTACTATGTCAGTCTGACTAAACACCTCCATGATGTTCATCATGATATCATCAGGATCATTTAGTCCTTCAATTTGTTCTTGAAGTTCTTGTGTTCTTTCTGACATTACTTAATACCTAGTTCATCTTCTGTGATTAGTTTGAATTCAATTCTCCTATCTAAACAATACTCTTGTGCTGCCTTCCATTTAGCTTGGTTGATAGCATAGGTTGTAAGTTCATACAGATATGATTTAGTTACTCTGGTTTTTTTCTTTGGTGGTTTGGTTTGCTTCTTAGGTTTCACCTCAACCACATAAGTTTTAATGCTACCATTACTTTCTCTTACCTTCATTAAAAAGTCTGGATAGTATCTATGAGGTCTTTTATCTACAGGAGACATGTAAGGTATACTTATCTCTTCAGAAGCCCATGCTATTATATTATTATTCAAGTCACAGTATCTACAGAACTTACGTTCCCAACTACTACGACATATTATATTATTTGGATTGCCTTGATACTTTCGAGGGTGCTTTGGTTTGTACCTACTCTTAATACTTTCAGCCATCTCTTATACATAATATATAATCTAAAATATTTATAGATGGCAGGGGTCAGGCCACAAAAACTAAGTGTATCTAAGATAAAGTCTAGGTTGTTGAATGTAGCACAATCTTCTTTATATAGATTGACGTTGCAAGTTCCTGAGACAGTAAAGAATAAATTGTCTCTAAGTTCTTTTGACTATGATAATATTAGTTTGCTTTGTTGTGAAGCAAACCTTCCAGGTTCTAGTTTAACTACTCATGAAGTTAATAATGATTATCATGGTGTGACTGAGAAGATGGCTTATAGAAGATTGTATGATGAAACAGTAGGACTTACTTTTTATGTTGATAGAAATTATAAAGTAATTGAATTGTTAGAAGGGTGGATGGATTATATTACTGGAGTAGATAATAAAAGAGCATATCAAGATCCTTATATAAGTTATAGAATGGCTTATCCTAAGTCATATAAGAATAATATATTCTTGACTAAGTTTGAAAGAGATCAATTTACTAGAGAATATAGTGCTAGTAGAGGTGCTAGTAGTATAGTTCCTAGAACTACTCTTGATTATACATTTGTTCAAGCATTTCCTATATCTGTAACTGCTATACCAGTTTCATATGAAGAAAGCTCTGTGTTAAAATGTAGTGTATCATTTAATTTTGTTAGGTATGTGCAGCAAAGAAAACAATCTATATTATCATCTTCATTAGGTGATATAGAAACTGGTGAAACAAGAGATATAATAGTTAACACTCCTCCTAAGACAACTTTTGATAGGATTGAGACTTGGAGAGATGTTGAGGATGAACCTAGTGGATTTGTAGATCAGTTTGGAAACGAACGTTTCTAAATAAGACACTGAAAGAATTATTATGCCTTTACCGACTATT